AAGGGTCATAGGACGGATGTTCTTAGACAGCCAAGAGTCAGATAGCATGTCTGCTTCTTGACGCTTAGTAAGCTCCTGAGCCTCTGCTATGTCAGCTTCAATCTTCTTGAAGTCACCTTCCTGCTGCATCTTGAGTAGCTCTAGCTGAGCCTTAGCCTTCTGCTCTGGATCAGGGAAGAACTTATCTACAAGCTTCATCCCTACATTTAGGATTGTGTCTAGTGGAAACATTATTCTTCTACTCCTTTTTTCTTAAGCCTAGCTCTGATGTACTGTTGTACAAACTCAGGATCTTGACGCTTCTCAGCAAACATAATATCAGTAGCTATCTTGCGTGAACGCTTCAGTGCTTTCTCAAGCAATACCTTCTTCATAGGATCAGAAGCATTCTGGTATACTGGAGATGCAATCATATTCTCTAGCATTGGATCAGCATACTGACTGGAGATAGCTTGATAACGAGCTTGATCAGCACCTTCTAGTTCTACACCTTTTAGTTTCTTACCTGGTAAGTCGTAGTCTACCTTGACACGCTGTACTTCTCTCTGTACTTCAGACTGAACAGCAGGTGCAGTTTGAATACCAGTGAATGCAGCTTGTCCAGTAGCAGGATTACGACGCTCACCGCCAAATAGCATAGACTGTACAGGTAACTCTTGACGAGCTGGTACAGGTAGACCTAATCCAAAGTCAGGAACACGATTCTGTACTGCTTCACCAAAGCCAGTGACTACACGCTGGAAAGGATCAGCACTACGAGCAGGAGCAGCTATGAAGGAAGGAACAACTAAACCAGCAAAGCTATTAATGAAGCTACCGCCATAACGCTCAGGATCGTGGATAGCCTGGAGAACACCAGAGATACCTTCTAAGAAGGTCTTAGATGCAATGTTCTTAGTGATGCCACCAACCACATCTAATACCAAGTCTTTAGCTTTACGATCGTAGGGATTCTTATCAGTGTAGTTCTTAACAGCATTGATGCCGTCTACTGTAGAACCCATGATTGTAGCTACTGGCTCAAGACGAGCATATGAATACCATGTATCACCTATCCTCATGCTGTACTCAGGGATACCTGCAGCAATCATAGCGTTACGCTTAGCAGCATCTTTAGGATAGCTACCAGTAATCTCTCCACTACCTACTAACTGAGAGATACCTGCAGCGATACCAACACCAATGGCAGTACGAGCAATCTTAACATCGTTAGGAGTATTCTTAGAGAACACAACTAAAGGAGTGTAAGACAAGGCATCCTTCATGATGTTGATAGGAGTCTTAACGAATGGAACAACCCATGCTAGTTCAGGGTGTTGTGATCTGAATCGTAGGATGTTGTTACCGAACTTACCTAGATCAGCCTGGAAGGTAGCAGACTTAGCAAAGTCACCAACCTCTTGAATGAACTTAGCACGAACACCATCAGGCAGGAAAGCTAAGCCAGGTACTTCTAGTACTTGATCTCTCCAGTTAGCAGACTTAGTATTGACATTACGCAGTGCGTTATACACTGTGTCTGGATCACCATACCTACCACTAGAAGCTAGACGATAGGCTTGTGCATTGAACTCCATCTTACGGAAGATAGCCTTGAAGAACTCGTCAGTACCTACACCAACCCTACCAGGTACACGAACTACTTGACCTAGGATCTGCTCAGCACGACTAGCACCTTCTTGCATACCAATAGCACCACGAATCTCAGGCAGTGCAGAGTCTAGAGGACTACCACGAATGAAGCCTTCCTTAGCAAAGTAAGCACCTTCTAATACACCATCCATCATTCCTCTGAATGCAGGAAGAACTTCACCGATCTTAACTTTACTAAGTGGATTAGCAGCCTGAAGTACACGCTCTACGCTAAGTAGACCTAGCTTTGCTATGCCAGAAGCAGCGTTAACCAATGGAGTAGCAAGACCAGAGATGTAGGAGTTAACCACATACTCGCCAAACTTATCATTCCAGCGTGGCTGCTTCAATGCATCACGAGTCAATGCACGAATAGCAATCTCTTTATCGAATGACGAACCAGGAGCTTCCTTGATCTGACGAACAGCATCCATCAAGTCCATCAGTGATTCTGTCTCAGTCTTACCTTGGTTACTATCTAAGTACTTACGAACCTGTGCAGGAGACAACCCACCTAGAGACTTCTTGATCTGCTTCTGTGCTTGCAGTGCTTTACCTGCATTACGAGCTGAGCCAAGAGGAGATGTTAAGAAAGGCTTGATAGCTTCGATGTCTGCTTTAAACATAGCAGTCAGCTCAGCAGGAGATAAACCTTCTGATCTACCGATCTGCATTAGTTCAGAGATAGTGTTGAACTTCTTCCAGGAGTCTTCTACGATAGGAGTGAATGCTCTGAGGATCTCAGCAGGAGCAACCTCTTCTAACCCACGCATACGCATGAACTCAGCAGCTTGCTCTGGTGTATATGCCTTAAACTGTGTAGTTAAACCTAATTCAGAGCGCAGCTGTGGAGCATATGCTCCAACTAATTCTTTGAGTGCATCTTCTGACTGAGCTAGACGAGCTTGCCCGCCCTTGATAAAAGAATCAATGTTCTCTTGTCTTAGTGGATTGTCTGGATTGAATACCTCAGAGTAACGGAAGTCTGGTGTCTCAGTGAAACGGAATGGAGCTTCAGTAAAGAATGTTCTGTAGTCTCCGTTAGCTATCTGTGTACCTACCTCAGCACGAGTCTCAGCATCTTCGATACTCTTGATCCAAGGAACTACACTCTCTTGCAGATTAGTAGGAGGAGGCGCAGACCCTGTAGGAATAACAACCTGTGTTTCAGTATCAATCTTATTGACTGGTACTTCTTCTATCTTGTTAGTAAGCTTATTAAATACCTTAGCTAAACCTCTTGCACCACCTACTAAAGCACCAGCAATAGTAGCACCACCAGCTACACCAAGTGCAGTAGTAGCTAGTCTACCTAAGTCTTCTTCTTCATACTTAGGCTGCAATGCTCCACTGATACCGCCAGCTGCAGCGCCCCCAGCGATTAAGCCTTTAGCACCTTTAAAGAATACAGCACCAGGTAACAAAGAAGATGGGTTTACTATGCCACCAGCAAGTGTACCTAAGACACCAGCTACTGGGTTCTCTGCTTCCATCTGACGACGGAGAGACTCTTCTGCAGTATCAGTAGGCTCTTGCCCTAGTAACTGACGAGCACCAGTAATCTCAGAACCCATCTCTTGACGAGCAGATTGCTTGAATGTTTCAAAAGGAGTAGCACCTGTTTTATTCAGGTGAGTTAGAATCTCTTTAGGATTGTACCCTTCTTGCAAAGCAGCTGAGTAATCAAACCCAGACTGCTGTGCTAGATATTGAGCAATCTCATCCTCTGAATAGCCTTCCTTCTTTGCAGCAATTACATCGAAGATAGCCATTTATTGTCCCATTTGAACAGTAGGAGGAGAATATCGAGGATAAGGAGTAGGTTCAGGATAAGTCTCTAGCATAGGCATAGAACTACCAGGAAAAGAATTAACAGCCTGAGCAGCTGCAGCAGGAAGAGGTGCAGTACCAAAGCTATCTAATGGTCTACGTTCACCTTTAGGTGTTGTGCCTGGCTTAGCTGGCGCAGGATTACCACCAGGTAGAGTGATAGGCTCGTAAGTAGTTTCACCAGTCTTCTTATTAATCTTAGCCATGTGCGTAGGAGCACCAGTGATATCATTAATAACCTTCCAGTCAAACTTACCTGACTCAATCTCTTGAGCAAGTCTACCTGCTTGTGCTTTCTGTGCAGCTGTTTGAGCGTTAAGAAGGTTAAGCTGTGCAACTTCTTTAGCACGATCCATATCAATTTGTACTTGAATCTGACCACGCTGTTGAGCCAACTGATTAGCAAGTTTATCATCACCAGCATTACGAGCTTTCTCAATCTGAGTATCAAGCAATGCAGGATTCTTTTTATAGAGATCAGTCTTAGCAGCTTCAGTCTTGAGTCCTAGCTCTTCTGCTTTTCTATACTCTTGTGCAGCCATCAGTGCTTGTTGACCTAATCCACGATCTGCAAATCCAGCCTGTAAGTTCTTATAGAAAGACAAAGGATCATTAGGATCTGAGTCTTGCAATGCTCGATTGTATACACCTTGAATATCAGTTAGCTTCTGCAATACAGGATTAGTAACTTCAAAGAAGCCACGATCTTGTGCCACATTAGCTACACCACGACCCAGCAATCCACCCAATGTACCAGCTAGTTGATTCTGTGCTGGCATAGCTGCAATACGAGCTTGCTCTTGCTGTAGTAATTGTTGACGATATAACTCTGGATCTGCACCTAAGAGTCCTGCTTGACCGCCTAATAATAAGTTTGTTGGTTGTCCCATGATATCCTCTTAGTTAAAGCGTGGTCCGACAAAATCAGAAGATGCTTGGTTTGACCCACGAGTCATCCAGTTCTGGAATCCACCGAATCCACTACCAGCGTTCCCACCAAACAATCCACCTCCACCACCTGCACCACCCATACCACCTGCACCAGCAGAGATAGCAGATTGTAAGAACTGATTGTTCATCTGATTAGCAGCCATAGTAGCACCGTACTGAGTAGCAGCACCTTGTACTTGTCCACCGTAGTATTGCTGTGAACCAGCCTGTTGACCTGGTGTTTGAGCTGTACCTAATTGTAGACCTAGTTGATATGGTTGTTGAGCCATCTGTTCTACTTGACCAGCTAAACCTAACTGAGTCTGTAGTGGAGAGTAAGCACCAACCTGACCAGCAGTCTGAGCACCTAGTAAGCTACCAGCAGTGCCAAGTAAACCAGCACCGTAAGTAGCTCTTTGCATACCAGCTTGATTAGCTTGTGATGCCAGGGCTAAGTCTTGCTGAGCTAAGGCATTGTAGTATGCTTGCATCTCTGGGTTAGTCTGTCCTCTGCCACCAGCAGCAGTACCTCCAGTAGCTAAGCCACCACGACCAGACTGGAATAACTGATTACGCAGTCCAGATAACTGTTGTTCACGCTGAGGAGCTAGTAATGCTTGTTGCTCTTGCATGTAAGTCTGAGCAGCTTGCTCAGGAGAAGTAGCTAGGTACTGTTGACCTAAGTTAAATAGACCTGCAGCACCTGCGCTTAGTGGAGAATACTGCTGAGCCATCTGTTCAGCTTGAGTAAGCCCTGCACCAAACTGACCGAACAGTCTGTCCTGGAGACCAGCTAGTTCAGGAGCAGCTGTATAGCCAGCAGAAGAGATATAAGGTACACCAGTAGCTGGATCAATCTCACGAGTAAACTGAGATGTACCAAAGCGTGTGGTCATTCCTACTGGACGGAAGGCAGAGATATTAGCAGCAGTAAGTCCTGCTTGTCGTTGCTGTTCAGCAGCTTGTGCTCCAGCTTTACGAACTCCTCCAGCCCCTGTAATAGGATCTAGTACTGATTGAACTATACTACCCATGATTTGCTCCTAGTGTATACATCATATCTTTTATCATTCACTGTTAATCTATCAAACTTAGTCCATCCTGTAGACAATCCAAACTTAGCTAACTTACTGTCTGTCTCTTCTACTAGTGCTACTAAGGGTACTGTTACTAAATTCTGTAATACATCTAAATCTTTAAGGTATTCCTTCTTTACTTCTGGTGTCCACTTAAATACATCTGTATGAAACCAAAGCATGTTACTGTAGAGTTCTAAGTACATCGTATAGTCTCTACGATTTACTACAGGTACTTTAATCAAGCTGTACGCTTCCACATACGAACAGTAATATATGGCTGTACGTTAGCGTTAGTTCCACTAGAACCAGTTGTACTGTTTGTTACAGAGATGTTAGTAACTGCTGTTCCAGTAGTTGTTGCGCTTGCTTGTGAACCTGAAGCACCTGGAGGGTTAGCAGCGTTGCTTTGTACTGGTTGATTGTAAGAGTGAGCGTGTCCAGGATCTGTAACAGTTGCTGTGTGTGTATGAGACACAACAATAGCATCCTTAGAACCACCAGTTTCTTCTAGTGTATCAAAGAGTGCATCAGCAGAGTCGAAACCAACCATGACTCGACCAGCACCAAAGGCTGTCCATGTACCAAAACCTAGTAATGTAGCTGGGTTAGTTGATACGGCAGCGTTAACATAGATAGAACCTACTGGATATACAGCAGCTAAAGCAGCAGTAACAAACGCTGTAGTAGCTATCTGAGTTGTGTTAGAACCAGCAGTAGCTGTAGGCGCAGCAGGAGTACCTGTGAATGTAGGAGAAGCAATGTCTGCTTTAGAACTAATAGCACCAGAGATAGAGTTGAACTCGTTATCTATCTCTGTACCCTTAACAATCTTGTTTGAGTCGCCTGTAGGTAGTGTATCTTTAGTAGCAAAGTTAGTTGCTTTTGTATAATTACTCATAGTGTTTTACCTTGTTTAAGGAAGAAGTCTATCTTTTGAATTGAGAGAGGAGTACCATCAATGTCAGACTCAAAGCCTAACTGAAGGACAGTACCAGAACCTGATGCTGGAATGTTAGCAATATCCAAAGCAATACCATTAGTGTATGTAGCTACATTGTATTCGGATGCATTATACTCAAACACCTCTACACGCTGCAGTATAATACCACGAGAGAAGTAGTTACGGGTATAGTCATAGCCCCACTTAATAGCGATAGGCTGGTTAGATCCACCAATAGCTGTTACATTGATACGCTTTAGAATCTTATTTGTAGTAGCAGAACCAAAGTCAAAGTAGTTGGTGAAGTATGTCATACGATACTTAGCACCGTCATCTTCATACAGATTGTACTTACCTATGTATCCTGGCTTACCAATCAATAAGTCCCTAGCTTGTGTTACACAGAATGCTGTAGGATTAATCTGTTTCCAGATAGTAGTTCTAGCTGCTCCGTTCTGCAGTACACCCCTGGTGTCAAAGCAATAGGTAAACCCTGAACTAGGTAGAGACAACAAGTAGAAAGCATCTGTAGGGAAGTAAGTAGCCTTGATGTTCTTAGCTGTCTCTGATGCTACTAAGGTTAAGAGTTCATCTCGTACATTCTTAGAGACATCCCTGAATGGCAATGACTTCTCTTGAATCACACGCTGTAAGGATTGAACACCAGTAGAAGACAAGAACAACAAGTCTGTACCAATCGATGCTACTGAGTCTCTAGCTAAACATCCAACACCTACAATGATATCTTCCAGCTTCATCTGTGATGGATCTACTGGGTTACTGTAGACAACAATGTGCTTAGTGCAGAAGATAATCAAGAAGCCATTATGGTCTGTGATAGCTACGATAGGGTCATTGTTAGGAACTACTTCACTAATATTCAGGTATCCTGATGTACCCGTCTTCCACTCAGCAGGGTTTAGTAAATCACTAAAGTACACAGTCTGTCTATCATCCTGCATGTCAGCAACCCACACACGACCATAAGCAGTCATAACACAATTAGGAGTAAAGTTAGTTACAGTTTTACCTACAGGAAGATTAGTAGCTACATCACCTAAACGCTGAAAACCATAAGACCCAGTATGAGCATGCGCAGTAGAGCCTAACTTATGATAGACTAAAGTAGGTTGTCCTTCTTGAACCAGGATAGCATGTCCTGAAGGAGTAGCACCTGTATCGTAGGGCATACCACTGATCTGCCAGTTATCATCACTGATAGCGTAGGTTAAGTTAGCTGTATCATCAGAGTTACGAACCACTGCCTCTGTTAAGGTAGTAGTTCCAGTGTATATCTTGTTGTTGGCTGCAGAGATAACTACAGTACCATCATCCTTAATAAGCTCATAGATAGCTCTAAACGAGCCTGTAGACGCTGCAGTGGAGTTGACCTTAGTCCACCCCTTACGAGCACCAATACGACCGTAGCGATCGATTACGCAGTTGTTAGCCTCTAGTGCAAACCCACTGTCTAACTGAATAGAACTATCCTGGGTATTTAACCCAGAGAATCCAGGAGCTGCAATCGAACCAGTTTGTAGTTCTTCAGCCATTAAATAGCCATCCAAGCAGATTCTTCGATATAACGACCAGACTCAATAGCAATAGCATCTGCTAAGGATTGTTTGTAAATAGCGTACATCTCACCTGAAGCAATACCACCATCCTCACCACGCTCTGCCATAGCCCTTGCAGTAGCATTAAAGATGACAGGTTCAGAAGGAATTAATAGAGTATCAGCATCAGCAGACAAAGCTACTTGCGGTTTGATTACGTTGAAGCGAATCTCATAAACCCCATTAGGAATAGGGAATAAGTCTACCTGTGTATCGCCGTTGGAGTTAGTGCCGTTGAAGTTGTAGTACGCAGGAGAACCCTTTTGTACTGAAGTTAAGAGGAACTGTTCGTCCATCCAACGAGTAGTAGCATTCTGAACGATAGTATTGCTGGTATCATTTAGGACATCAATAACCCTAAACCGTTGTCCAGAACCAACAAGAACATAGTTAAAGATGTCTGCAGCAGTAGAAGCAGTAAGCGTTTCTGATAAGGCATTCCAAGGATAAGCATCCTCAGCCTGACGCTTAGCATCATTAACGAACTCACCGATAAGCTTAGAATAAGCGTTATCTGCTACGGATGAAACCTCAGTTTCCCGTAGTCTTCGTAGTACAGAATTTACCAGCTGGATGTAGTTCATAGTAACCTATATTATATCACAATTTTATATAAAAGTCAAGCTTTATTTACCACTTAACCTTGTCAGC